TGTATGGGATGTCACCCTTTAATAGAGGTGGCACTATATTCTTAAACAACTTGGTGGCAGATCTGTGTCCGCACCTGACCAAAAGAGTCCCGTGGCACGAGGAGCCATCCGCTGACACTATAAAGCAGATGGACCAAGCACTACAGGCGTTTGAGGCTTTCGAAGAAAATTTTGTGTATATCAAAATGGACTTCTCACGGTACGACAGCAGGATTGGCAGTCAATGCGGTAACGCAGCACTGCAATCCATGTCCAAAATGTATCGGCGTGAGACGAAAGCTGAGCGTCGCAAAGTAGGGCGTGCGTTCAAGTACATTGAGGACAGTATTATTAGGACGAAGGTATGTTTGCCCGACGGCCAGATATGGCGTAAAAATGTCGGCAACACTACGGGTAGTCCTTTTACTACTTTATACAATTCTTGGACGGATGGCATCTACATGCTTGCCGCGGTAAACTTTTTGCTATGTGGAAAGGAAGACCCACGAGTGACGTTGCGCGTTCACGGTGATGATAACATTTTGATTGTGCCCAAGGACATTCATAATGTTGTCAATCTTCAGAACATGAAAACGGTGCTAGAGGACGGCTTGCACCTTCAAGTCAATGCTGATGAGAGTAGTGAGCATTCACGACTCATACATAGGTATGGCATGAAGGGGGACGAGACCGTTTCGTTCTTAGGTAGGCGATATATGCTAGGCGGTGCCGCTTGGCGTTCGCTCGACACGACCTTAGAGCACATCGTTCACCCGGATTCTGAAGATTACACCCCTAACGGCTCTCTGTCCCGGTGTAACGGATTGTTGCTTGACAATCCGTTTAACGAGAGAGCCGCTTTCTGGTGTGAACGCGTTATGGACAGATTAACGGAACTCGGGGCTAGTTTAACGGCTCCTTCAATGACGGAACTTCGCAAGTACGTCCACGGCTTTGGTATGAGCATGGACGCATTTGAGAAGTTCGAAAGGATGAGCAGATTGCAAGCCCGTGATATGTACGTGTACACGGAGACGCAACGCTCCTTACTGCCATCCTACACAGAAGGACCGTTGGACTACATAGCACGGTTAGGAGGCCAGATGGGGCTGCACCAAGCCAACTGGAGGGAGTCATCACAGAGTGAGACACGCCTGGATGACTTAGACTTGCCCACAAGGCAAATGGGTCGGAGCGCTGCACAACAGCTCGGCATGACCGCGGTTAGGACCATTGAGGCGCATCAGCGGCTCAAGAAGTTCTTGCACCCAGGTCGGCGAGCCCGCAGACAAATTCAAGGTATGGGTAGAGGGTAAGGCAGCGGCAACGCTCCCACCGAGCCGAGGCCCTGGCTCATACCGTATAAAAGTGGAGGGAAAACACATAAAAACAGGCAGGACGAATGAGTCTGCCCTGGGACGCAGGTGGGCCCG